TTAAACAAGCTACAACATTACTCGCCTCTGCTAATGATAGTATTGATACTGATAAGCAATATTATTATTTACAAGAAACGGACACATCAAAACCTGTTCCGATGTTTTACGAAAGAATTTTATTTCAATTAAGTCCACTTTAAATGGAGAATGAATACAACGTAGAGCCTATTAACTATCAGGATTGCTTGCCGTTCATATTAGATATTCATTATGCACGGCGAGTACCTTCGATAAGTTGGGCGTTTGGTTTATTTAAAAAAGGTGACAATCCTCACGACTTGTTCCGTATTGGGCCACTCGTGGGGATTGTTTCGTTTGGTACTCCACCATCATCTTCATTATGTGAGGGTGTTTGTGGCGTTGAACACAAGGAAAATGTCATCGAGCTTAATCGACTTGTACTCCGTGACAATTTAAAAAACGAAGCATCGTTTTTGGTGTCTAGGTCATTAAAACTATTACCTAAACCTAAGATAGTTGTATCGTATGCCGACACTGCTCAAGACCATGCAGGTATCATCTACCAGGCTACCAACTTTTTGTTTACTGGTACAACTAAACCTCGTACTGATATAGCAGGTAAGGATGGTAAGCACTCTAGACATCATCTAGGTGACAATACTAATAGAGTTAATCGCAGTGCAAAACATCGATACATTTATTTTTTAGGTAATAAACGTGAAAAGAAAGAATTGAAACAGGCTTTACGGTATCAAATCAAAGATTCATATCCAAAAAAATCTATTGATACTCAGTCTCCCATAACCACCTAGACATCAACAACGCCTCAGATCGATCTGAATGTTTCTTAAGATTGATCGGAGCATCCGGAAACATGGTCAGGGCTAATGCTCTGGCCTGTTCTTTATCTGCCGTGAGTCCAAAATATTTTTTCCATACTTGGGGCGTTACATACCGCAGTTCGATCTTACTGACACTTGCCACGCAAGCACGAGCACTGCCGAAAGAGTCACCCAAGCTAAATACTGAACTAACCCCCTGTTGCGGGTGAGCGTGCACTCTCTCAATAACGCACGACACAAAATCTTCAGGTTCACCATCCTTACGGGTTTTTTGTCGTAACAAACTTACCAAAGCCGTTACGTCAACTTCCCATTTAACTTTTCCGTTACCTTTATTCATTACTGGCATATCGTGTACGGATTGAAATTGCCCATTTTCTAAAATACCAATGGCTCCAGTTAAACCTGGATCAATTCCGCAAGTTATAGTCATAATGTTGTGTAATCCTCACAACCAACCAGTTGATTCTGTGGGGTTAAAGTTACATCATGTAACGTGCAAAGCCACTCCCCATTATGACTTGGTACAGAATTTTGGCAAGTTCTACAATGAAATAACGGTTTTTCTTCTTTAACGCATACGCTCCGCATATCGCACCATTTGCATTGGAAAGCACTTCCATCATCACTGATGCCTGTTGGCCTCATACGAGCGTTTACAAGCGATGTAATGCGTTTCTGAAGGCTCTTTTGATCTTTGATACTTGGTTGAATACGTTCGACATAAAAGTGTTCATCGTCTTTACAGACAGCAACATATAACCCACGTTTAAAATTACCCAATGCCATACTGATTTGTACTTGTGCATAATGTTCCGGTTTAGACTCTTTCACACCATGTCGCTGTAACGCACTGAAACTTTTTTTGTTATGTGTCTTTATTTCAAGCAAGTGAGAGTCTGAACTACGAGGAACATTTTTGACAACACCATCTGCACGGCAGACAAAGTGACCAGTAGAATCAGGAAACTCAAACTGAGATCCATATTCATTCACTGCCCAGACCTCTAATCCTGCGTTGTGAAGGTCTTTGATGATACGATCCTCTTGATTGTGCCCAGTTGCAAATAGACGCATTATACGACCATCTATGGGCTTCCTAGCGAAGACTCGCCATTGAAAATATATTTTTCTGACACATTCGGTCCCAATATTAGACGCTCCAAGCCTGTGAAAATACAATGCTTGATTTTTCTGATAGGATTGATAAATATTTTTGATGATTTGTTTTTCGACTGTTTGTGGTATAGCAACCATTATTCAATCCAACTAATTGTTTTAAAAAACCCCCAGAGCTAGGCTGTTACGATACCTGTTGCTCTGAGGGCATAACCGCATCATTGCGGTTAACTCTTAATCAAGGTTCCACTTGCTACCACCATTAGAATTATTCTTTGGTGGTTCAGACCGTTTAACCGGGGCCTTGGCTTTTGCTTTAGAAAACAAAAATGAAGCAATTTTGTTCTTGTCAGCATAGCCATTGGTACCTTTTTCAATAACTACATTAGCTTGAAAAGACCTATCTAATAACGCATCTGTATCATCTGCGTCTGGTTTACCACAAGCTGTAGCCCATGCAACCAATTGTTGGTGACCAATCCGTTCAGCAGTTTCTGATGCATTTTTAGTATTAAACTGAAACCAAATTTTTCGTCCTTGATACGAATCATCTGCTACTTCAAATGTAACAGAAATCATTTCTCCACCTGAGCTTGTTGCACGGTCTTCTGCGTCTGTTGCTCTCAAGGTGTATTCACCTTTAGGCATCAGTTCAAAACTCATAGGTTCTTGTGGTGCAACTTCACTTGGATTAAATCCGAATTTAGGCATAATAATCTCCTTAACTAAATACTGGAATGACTTCAGATAAATTGTCAAAACTCATTTCGATCTTTTCAGGACAATCAAAACGATTTTTGGCGGCGAATGCTGGGTTAGGTTGAAAATGCAGAAAACGATCTCCACTGGATACACCACGATTTTTTGTAGTATTAAATCCCGTATCGGCTTTACGGATCACAACGTCAAAAGCTGCAAAGCACAATGCATCAACCCACTCTTGTAACAATGAGTTACAATATTTGGGAAGTTTTGGTTCGTATTTATCGAATGGTTCAGTCCGAGGATCTTCGAATTTATTGACCGCACTGTGAGCTATCAATACTACATTCATTCCCTTGTGTTCCCTAAGATAGTCTAGACCCTGAAGGATCTCACGAAACTCCTCACAGACTTTGACCTTATCCCTACCGTATGACAACTCTTTTGCATCATAAGTTTCTTCGACAGATTTTACTATTAATGGCTCTACCAACCAATCCACAGAGTCGATTACACAAGTCTTGAAAGTGTGTTCCCCCGACAACAAAGTCTGTATATTTTCAGCAACCATTTTAGCAGACTCAGCACGGTCAAAAGAAACTACGTCTAATGTATCAAGACCATCCTCAGTGCTAATAAATATTGGATCAGGAAATTGAGATGCTAATGTTGATTTTCCAATACCATGATCTCCATAAATACAAATCCGAGGCGGTTTATTTTGTTTACCTCGTCTTAATTGACTTTCAAAGTCAGCCTTTTTCTGTGACATTTTTTTCTCCTCTATGAAATTAGCGGTTGTCATTCCGCATCTGCAAAATCCCATGTTACTTCGTGATATTCTTGCTTTATCCGGTTCCAACTTAACATCTTAACAATCTCTGAATATTCAGATGCAACTTTGGTAACCATCCCACAAATTGCAGGATCACCCAGTAACAATAAAAAGTCATCTTCACAAAAATATCTCAATTGCTTATGAGCCAAACTTGTCAGATGGTCAGTGTCATAAGGTCGGTGAATATGATTAGGATACAAAACGTGAAGTTCTCCATGCCTTCTAGCATCAGACATATCTTTATTATTGTGAGCTTGTACGATGTAAACTTTAGTCATAAGTGACTCCAAAATTTGCCAAAAATATTTCCGTAACATCTAGAAAATGCTCTGCCCCAACGTTATGTGCGATATTAATGCATTCATTAATATACCATTGAGTATCCAAATCATCCGGTTTGACGGACCAATCATCAACTTGCATACAAGCTTGTGCTCCATCAGATTTTGGAACTTTATTATTATTTTTTGCATATAAAATTGACTCAGTAGTTTTCGTTGATTGATACCAACGCACAACCTTACCCAAATATTTACCACCTTGCACGCCA